ACTTATCGGGCGATTGCCAGGCGCGTGGGCGTACATTTCACCATCGTCGGTGATTACGTGCGCGGCGATTCCAAGCCGGCCCCACAGAAGACAGATGCAGAGATTGAGGCCTCGATCCGCGCGCAACTTAAGCGCACGGCGGCATCGCCAGCCGATCTGGCCGAGGTGCTCAGTGTCAAGCCCGGCCAGGTGCGGCGCTTGCTTGCCGGCATGGAGCGGCGCGGTGTTCTGTTGGTAAAGCATCCCGACGGCCAGTTCGAGATGGCTTCAACCATCAATATCGCGCCTGGCCGTTTTGAATTGAGGGCAAAGCCCGGCCAGGAGCAACTCTACGGCATCACCTCGGATAACCATCTCTGCAGCGTGTACAGCCGGCTCGATGTGCTCAATGCGGCCTACGACCACTTTGAGCGCCGCGGCATACGCCACGTGTTAAACGCCGGCAACATGATCGACGGCGAGGCTCGTTTCAATAAAACCGAGTTGCTCACCGCGCCCGGCATGGATAACCAGATCGATTACCTGATCGACAAATGGCCCGTGCGCAAAGGAATCGTTACCCACTTCATCGCCGGCGACGATCACGAGGGCTGGTACGCGCAGCGCGAAGGCATCGAGATCGGGCGCTATATGGAGCGCCGCGCAAAAGACGCTGGCCGCGAAGATCTGCATTACCTGGGATACGCCGAGGCCGACGTTGCGCTGCGGTGCGGCTCCGGGGCCTCTGTGATGCGCGTAGTGCATCCGGGCGGCGGTTCCGCCTACGCCACAAGCTACACGGCGCAGAAGCTCGTGGAGAGCTATCAGGGCGGCGAGAAACCACACGTGCTCATCATCGGCCACTATCACAAGTTTGAACACGGTTACCCGCGCGAGGTGCATTGCGTGCAGGCCGGGTGTACCGAAGATCAATCGCTGTTCATGCGCAAGCGTAAGCTCGGCGCGCACGTTGGTTTTCTTGAAATGCGGATCACTCAGGACGCCGCCGGCGTAATCAATCGCTTCGGCGTCGAGTGGTTCCCTTTCTTTGACCGCGGCTTCTACGAAAAGAGGTTCAAATGAAGACGAGCCAGACTGGACTCGATCTTATCAAGAAATCCGAGGGTTTCCGGGCCAGCACCTACCTCGACGTTGCCGGGTTTCCGACGATCGGCTATGGCCACAAGCTGACTCACCCGAACCAGTTTCCTAATGGAATAAGCGAGACCGAGGCGTCCGTTATTCTGAGCACCGACGTGGCCAGCGCCGAGGGAGCCGTATCGCACCTCGTGCGCGTGGCGCTCACGCAGGGCCAGTTCGACGCGCTGGTTGATTTCGTTTTCAACCTCGGAGCCGGACGCCTTCAGGGCTCTACGCTCTTGCGCGATCTGAATGCCGGCCAGTATGCGCCGGCGGCCGAGCAAATCCTTGCATGGGATCACGGCGTTGTAAATGGCCGCGAAACGGAACTATCGGCGCTCAAAGCGCGCCGCCTGGCTGAGCACACACTCTGGAATAGTTGAGGCGCTTATGAAGATTGAGTATATCCAGAAGATCGAGGGCACTATCGTATTGCCCTTTGTGATCGACGCTTATATAAGCTTGCGCCAGGCGGGGAATATTGAGGCCTGCGCTTGCCCGGCATCTGGATACGAGGAGGCGTTCTATATCCTCAACCGCCGCAAAAACATCGTGGCGGTGCTCTCATTCTTCAAGAGCAAAGAAGGTGAATTCACTGTCAACATGGGATTCGTGCTTAAGCCCTACCGTAAGCGCGGCTATTACGGCGCACTGTGGAATCGTCTAGTGGAAGAAGGCCGCTCCCGCGGCCTCAAGCGCATCACCGGCTATCACAAGCCGGGCAACGCGGCGCTCCTTGGATTCAACGAACGGGTGGGCCGCAAAATCAAATACATTTGCTCAGAGTTTGAGTTGTAACGTACGATACAAAATCCCAAGGAGAAGCCATGCTCACCGGCTCAATCGAAGCCTCGCCTGCGCAGTCCACAACTTACCCGTTTCTTGACGCCAAGTTTCTTGGGGCGATGAACGACATAGGCCGGTACGGCAATGAGAAGTATGGGAAAGACAGCTTTCATCAACGCGCCCGCGTGGGTGACAGGTCAAGGAATGGCATGGCCCGCAACGAGTCGGCGGTGATCGGCCGCCACGCGCGGGATCACTTCGATATGTACCTGGCCGGTGAGCTGCATGATCGCTTCAACACCCGGAAGCATCAACTTGCAGCCGTGGCATTCAATGCGATGATGGAGTTCTATTACGCGAGCCTGGAAGACGAAACGGTTTAGGCGCTGCGCTTGACCACCCGCGGCCCTTGCTGTCTGCGGCCCCGCTCACTCAACTCAATCGCCATCACCGCGTCGTACTTGGCCTGCCTGCGGATGTGGCTGTAATACATCATCATCTGTTCGGTGACGTGTCCGGCAATGGCTCTTACTGTTTCCGGCTGCACACCGTTTTCTAACAGGCGGGTGATGCACTGGTGCCGTAGATCGTGCGGCTTGAGTTGGGTAAAGCCCGTCGCGGCGCGGAGCTTATCCCAACTCTTGCGCAGAAACCATCGACTCGCGGGCTTCGCGGGGTTCCATTTTTTACGGTTTACGCGGAACGGAAACAGATAGTGATCGGGCAAGCACGAACCCAGGCTGAGCGCCCGCTTGTAGCATTGCTCGACGGCCCACCTGGCCGTGCGGTTAAGGGCGATTTTGCGCGGGCGACTCGAGTTTTTCACCGCGTCTTCTGGCACGTAGATCTCGGATATTTCGTTGCCCTCGCGCAGAAAAATATGTTTCATGCGCAGGCCGCGCAGCTCACATCCGGCCGCCGTGGTGTTGTTTGTGATGCACGCCACCCAATAAGCCAGGGCCGCCTCGGGGTGGCTTGCGGCTTTGCTGAATAATTCTTCTTCGTCTTCCTCGCTGAGCACGTCGCGCGGGCTCCACGTTGGGATGCCCAACGGGGAATAGTAGGGCCTGATTCTTTCCCACAGCCTGCAATGCTGCAGAATCTGCCCGAGTGTCGATAGCTCGTGATTGATGATCGAATGCCCGGCGGCGTGTTTCCAGGGGCGCACCTCGCCGCCGTCGACGGTGGTGATGAGGTTGGACGCCCGCGCGATCTGGTAAGCCTTCAGGTGGCCGGCAGTGATATCGCATAAGCGGATCACGCCAAAGAATCGCCCCAGTGCATCGATATAACCGTCTGATGTTTCATGCGTGCGGGCCTTGAGACTACGGCGTTGCCGACGGATTTCCATCCATAGCTCTGCCGCGCGCCTAAATGGCTGCTTAGATAAATCCGAATCGATCTGAACGAGAAGCAAGTTGGCCTCGATACACGCCGGACAATCCACATGGTCGTCGGTGTGAGGCACCGCGTTGCCGGTTGCCGAACCGTGGCCCGTTGAATCCCTTAGCGGGGTGTTTGTTGATTTAGGAGCTACCATACACCCCCCTCGCCGAGAGTGTCAGTGACCCGAAAGACGCACGATTGCGCATTGGCGACACAGAAATGCGTCGGCATTGCACATTGAGGCCCCGTTATTATCCAATGATGAACGAGACGCGGGTGAATCTTGGACTGAAGAGGGCCATGCTGCGAGACCTTGATCGCCTGGCAGCCCAGGAGGGCTTTGGCCGCACAGAAGCTATACGATATTGCATCCGGTTCACCTGCGATGCCAAACTTGACCGGCGGCCAATCTCCCAGAAAGAACCAAAAAAATAAACGCGCAGGATCGCGTTTTTCTCTTGACAAGGTTTGTTGTTTGGTAAATATTGGCATCACACCCTCCAGTGACCGCAAGCACATACGCACGGGTAGGGTCTGTATCAGAGTGAACAAAACAGAACGGCGTCCAACCGCCGCGCTGAGTCCAGACAGAAACAGGAAAATCAGAGAGATTGTCTGGAAGGGTTTACCGGGGCTAGACCCCCGGCTTAAAACCAATAGACCACCGGCCTTCTAAGCCGGGGGTTGTGGGTTCGATCCCCGCCTCGCCCACCACGCCACTCTTTCAAAAGGCGTCCCTCAGTGGCTAAAGCCCGCTCGTTTTGTTGGCATTGTCGGCACGGCTGAAGCCGTGCCCTGACTCACAGACATTTAGCAGGCTGGCTCCAGGCTGCGCGGGCGTGTATCTGACCTTGGATTTGCCTGCTCTACTTCGCGTTCGTTACGGGCTTGGGGCCGGCTTGGCTCTTTGCTTCGGCCATCATTTGTTCGACTTTGTCTCTTCCGTCGTATTTTGGGTTGGCCGCGAGAAGCTTTTTCCAGTCGGCTTCTGCACCAGCGACGTCATGCTTTCCCTGCCATTTGACGATGCCGAGGTTAAAGAGGGTGTTCGGACTGTTGGGTGCGTAGGTGAGCGCTTTATTGAACTCCGCAATCGCCGTGTCAGCGTTTCCCATGAACCACCAGGCTGTCGCCATATCGGTGCGCACGGATGCTTCAGAGGGCTTGGCGTTGAGGGCGCGGCCGTAATAGTCGATAGCTGCGCGATATTGCTGTCCGTCGTAATAGATGTTTCCGATGGCGGCCAGCAGCTCTGGATTCTTGGTGTCCGACTTGAGTCTTTCGAGCAATGGCGCGGCCTGCGTGTCAGCCAACGACTTTAGCTGAGCCGGGCTGGGCGCCTGCGCTACCGGTGCTGCCGAATTCTCCGCAGTTGGCGCGGGGCTGGCAACCTTTGCAGGCTCAGTTAATGCTGGATTTTGAGCGCCGGGGGTGAACGCGAAGGGGATGAACCAGCCGCCGGCGATTCCGACCGCTACACATACGACAGCGAGAATCAGGGCCCGCTCCACGGGCCATTCTTTTGCGAGGGTTTCAGTGATGCCGGTCATTTGCCTTGACCTCCTGCGAACGGGCGTTGACCACCGGAAGTGGTCTCGACGTGAGCCATTAGTTTTTGCACGGTGGCTTTGCGGTCCGGGCTCAATTGAGGATTTGACTTGAGCAATTGCTGCCATGCTGCCAGCGCGCCCTTGCTGTCCTGCTTTCCTTGCAGTTTGATCATGCCCAGGTCGAACAACGCATTGGCGTCTTTGGGGTCGGTGCTCAGCGCCCGATTGAGTTGTGCGATCGCTCCATCGACGTCGCCGCTGCGGTAGAGGCTGATGGCCAGCTTGGTGCGCATCGCAACGTTCTTCGGGTCGACTCGCACCGCTTTGTCGTA